CCGGATAACGCGGTATGCATTCAGTGTGGTGACCTCACCCCGCTGGATTCTTTATGAGCGCCATCAACATCGAGTACGTTGACAAGCTCCATCCTATCTTTACTATCCCCAAGCGCATCAAGATCATCGTCGGAGGCCGTGGTTCTACGAAGTCAACAGGTGTAGCTGACCTGATCGCTGCACGTATGACACAGGGCGAGCTTTGGTGCTGTGCCCGTGAGCACCAGAACTCAATCGAAGAGTCAGTGCACAGAACGATACTTGATGAGATCGAGCGGCTAGGCATCCCAGGATTCGAAGAGACTAAGACTAGCATCAAGCACAAATCAGCTGGCCGGGCATTCTATCGCGGCCTATCTCGCAACATTACCTCGTTGAAATCCACCCTATCCGGCGTTGATGGTCTGTGGATTGAAGAGGGTGAGGATCTGTCTGATAACACGCTCAGAGTCCTAACCGCGTCTGTTCGGCTCAATGCCACAGACACACAGCGAGCTATAGCAGGCGAGGATGTGAAACTGCCTGAGATCATCATAACCATGAATCGAGGCTCAAGGACAGGCGCAGTAGCAAAGAAGTGGTTAGCACGAGCAGAGAAAGAGATAGCACGGTGCGGGTACTACGAAGACGACCTGATCATGGTTGTCGAGATGAACTATACCGACATGCCTGCTGAGTGGTTCGAGCTATCAGGGCTGGAAGAGGAGCGGCTTGACGACAAGGATAAGATGTCGATAGCCGAGTACGAGCACAAGTGGCTCGGCAAGTACCTGGAGACAGTTGAAGGCGCGATCATAAAGCCTGAGTGGTTTGACGCATGTGTTGATGCCCACAAGCTGGACAGGCTGAAGGCCGTGTTTAGGCCTCACGGTGCGAGGATTGCCGCTCACGACCCGTTTGACGATGGGTCTGATGCAGGTGGCTATGTGTTAAGGCATGGCTCAATAATCAAGAAGGTGGCCGAGAAGACGACAGGCGAGATAGACGAAACCTGTGATTGGGCGACAGATCTGGCAACAAAGGATGGTGCTGATTGGTTTGTGTGGGACGGTGACGGAATGGGCACAGGGCTAAAGCGGCAGGTATTCATTGCCTTCGACGGAACCAAGACCAAGTACCACATCTTTAAAGGGTCACTATCTGGCAAGGCTCAGGACAACGCCGATAAGATTTACATGCCAGAGACAGCCGACGAGAACACGAAGCCGAAGACCTACGCTGAGACGTTCAAGAACAACCGTGCGCAGTATTATATCGAATTAGCTAGGCGCTGCTATAACACATACCGGTGCGTTGTCAGGAACGAATACGTTGACCCAGACGACATGATCAGCTTCGATAGCGACGGCATAGAAAACCACGAAGGGTTGAGATCAGAGATATGCAGGATACCAAGAAAGCCAAACCCTAACGGACTAGATCAAATAATGAATAAGCAAGACATGAAGTCAAACGGCATCGAATCGCCCAACATGGCCGATCCTGTTATGATGAGCCTATTCGTGCCCGTTATAGAAGACACTTTCGAGCCACTTAACTACCCTGAAATGAGCATCGTATAATGGCAAACATGAAAGACGCAGACCTGTTACACATTATCGATACAGCGGTGCAGGATACGACAGCCTTTGATGCCACGTTCATGCGGGAGAATGAAGACCTGCTTGATCGGTACCTAGGCAATCTATACGGCGACGAGAAGGCAGAGCAGTCCAAGGTAATCAGTAATGATGTGATGGACGTTGTAGAGGCTGATATGCCTGCTCTAGCGCGTATCTTCTTGGGTTCGGGCGAGGTCATCAAGTTCAAGCCTAACAAGACCAAGGATGAAGCTGACGTTAAAGAGGCAGACCTGAAGACCAAGTATGTCAACTGGCAGATTCGCGATCAAGACTGGTCGTTCCCTACTCTGCTCGGTTGGATTAAGAACACTGAGATTCAGAAGACCGGCGTCATCAAGTACTTCGTTGAAGAAACAACGGAGGTTGAGGAGCATCGTAAAGAGGGCTACAGCGATGCTGAGTTGGCACTGTTCGAGGAGTCGCTAGAAGGCGAGGACGTTAAGAGCATCGATATAACCGAGCGGTCAGAGGAGAACGAGGACGGTACGTTTGATGTCCTGTTCAAGGTTGAGAAGACGCGCAAAGAGGTGAAGCTTAAGAACGTACCGCTCGAACGCTTTATGATTACCCGCAACGCAGAGAGCAAGAACGACGCTGCAGTAGTAGGTGATCTGGAAGAGACAACAAGGGGCGAGTTGCTAGCAAGAGGATTCCCTCGAAAGCTAATCAGCAAGATACCCGAGTCAGGCAATAAAGCAGAGACTCAGGGCGGCACATCAGGCAACGCAGCCACTACGGGTTCACGGCTTGAAGATATCCGCGATGAGGATGAGGGCGGAGCGAACAACGAGTTATCATTCTCTGATTGGGCGCTTGAGACTGTTGAGCTTGAAGACATCTATATCATGGTGGACTTCGACAAGGACGGTATAGCAGAGCGTCGGCATATCCTGCGTAGTGGCGACATCATCCTTGAGAACGAAGTCTTCAACCACGTTCCCTACGCCATCATGTCCTCGATCATCATGCCGCATAAAGCTATCGGTCGCAGTCGGGCAGAGATTGTAGTACCTACGGCTCGAACTAAGACTGCTGTGTTGCGTGGAATGATGGACAACATCTATGCCGTCAACAAGCCGCGAATGGCAGCGAATACCAACGTCAACATGGATGATCTGCTGGTGATGCGACCCAATGGCATTATCAGGAGTAAATCAGACGCACCAATCGGCAATGACCTGCTGCCAGTTGTCGTCCCTTATATCGGCGACAAAGCCCTACAGGTTGTTCAGTACCTAGATCAAGCTAGAGCCAACTCCACAGGGCAGCTAATGGCCTCGCAAGGGCTTGACGCTGATAGCCTGGGCAAAGAGACAGCCACACGCTTTGAGGGTGTAGAGAAGGCGTCAGAGGCTAAGGTGGAGCTGGTTGCTAGGGTTATCGCAGAGACAGGATTCAGGGATCTATATCAAGGAGTCGCATGGCTCGATGCTAATTTCCAAGACACCGAGACAGAGATTGAGGTGCTGGGCGAAGAGTTGATCGTTAATCCTGGTGATTGGAAGTTCAAGCACTCGATTGTGTCTAACGTTGGGCTTGGTGTTGGCGACAATGAGAAGCTACTTAATACAATGTCTGGCCTCCTGCAAATCTCCCAGCAGCTAAAGGCGCTTGATTCACCGCTTACCGATCAGGTCAAGGTTTATAACATGCTTGATCGGGTCGTTAAAGGGTCGGGGCTGCCTGATACGTCTGAGTTCTTCAACAACCCTGAGCGTCCTGATGAATTGCTAATCGCTGAGAACGAGATTCTTAACAACATCGTTGAGCAGATGCAGGTTCAGTTACAGCAGCTACAGAATCCACTGGCAGAAGCCGAACAGATCAGAGCACAGGCTAAGCTGGAGCAGGCGCAGGGAGAGAGGGAGATAAACATTGGGAAGCTGTTAGAGGATCAGCGTCAGTTCAATGCCACGCTGCTGCAGAAGCAGGAAGAGTCCCTGAACGACATGACAATCAAACTAACCCAAATAGAGGCTAAGTTTGCTACAGAACAGAATAAGAACTTCGACCAGAACAAAGACACCGTGGAGCAATCATGAGCGACCAAGACCGGCTAAAAGAGCACCTAACCGAAGAGTCAAAGCTAGGCCAAATGGGTCTACAGGTGCTCAATAACCACGTATTCAAGCAGGCAATGATAGCCCGAGAGGCGCAGTTGTTTGAGTTCTTCTGCAACACGAGCAAGGACCAAGGAGACGAGCGAGAGGAAGCGTGGCGAACCATGCAGAACCTCAAGTGTCTACAGCAATACTTTGATGAAGTGCTAACAACTGGTAAACTAGCTGACAATCAGTTAGAAGAATTAGCGAAACTCAACTAACAACAGGATTAAACCAATGGCTACAGATAATCCAGTAATGGAACCTGCAGACGTTTTTTACCAGACAGCTAAAGCCGAAGACCCCGAGGGGCAAACCGAAGCCGAAGCCGTTACCGAGAGCGATGACCAAGGTGCTCTAGCAGGGGATGCCGAAATTGATGGTCAGCCGGATGAACTATCCGAAGAGTCAGGGAGCGAAGGTGATACAGGCGACACCGAAGACGGAAGGCAGGAGCTTATTTACCTCGATCTAGATGGTAAGGAAGTAGACCTGGACGAAGTACGGAAGTGGCGTGATGGTCATCTGATGCAATCAGACTACACACGTAAGACAACCGAGTTGGCCGACGAGCGCAAGGCGGTGCAAGCCGAGCGGGAAGAATTAACCGGTCAGAAAGCCAATCTGTCCAACATGACTATGGAATTGCAAGCCATGGTTGCAGAGGATGAGGCGGTTAATTGGGACGAATTGCGTGAAGATGATCCAGAGGAGTACATTGCTCAAAAGGAGAAGGCCGACAAGCGTAAGGCGATGGTTGAGAAACTGAAGTCTGAAGCTGTAAGTCAGCCAGTAATCTCTGATGATGAGTTGGTATCTGAACAAGGGCTGATGCTTGAGAACAACCCAGATTGGGTGGTAGACGGCAAGGCAACGAAGGCTTATGAAGCCGATCAGAAACTGATGAACGAGTATTTCCAAGCAAACGGATTCACCAACGATGACGTAGCGGGAATGTTCAGAGCAAGATATATCCAAACGTGCTTGAAGGCCGCAAAGTTTGATCAGTTGCAGGGTAAAGCCTCAAAGATCAAATCTAAGGTGAAGAAGGCAACTCTGGTCACTAAACCTGGCAAGCAGGCTCGGCAGCTAAAGGCGGTCAAGTCTCGCGAAGAAATCTATTATGGAAAAAAGTAACGGAGTTTAAATCATGGCTACTATCGGCAACTCTGTACTTACTCTCGTTGATTGGGCTAAGCGCCTTGATCCTGATGGTAAGACAGCAGCAACAGTTGAGATCCTGTCTCAAACAAACGAAATCCTCGATGACATGTTATTCAAAGAGGGCAACTTGCCAACTGGCGAACAAACCACCATCCGAACCGGTCTGCCTGCGGTCGTTTATCGACTGATGAACCAGGGTGTACCCAAGTCCAAGTCAACCACCGCGCAGATTACTGAGAGTACTGCTCAGCTTGAAGGACGGTCAGAGGTTGACAAGGATGAGGCCGAGCTTAACGGCAACGTCAACGCATATCGCCTCGATGAGGCCGAAGCGTTCATGGAGTCGATGAACCAAACGATGGCCAACACCTTGATCAATGGCACTGCCTCAAGTCCAGAAGAGTTCGTTGGCTTCTTGCCACGATACAGCGACTTGGGTGCGGTAAACGCGCAGAACATCCTTGATGCCGGCGGTACTGGTTCAGACAACAGCTCTATCCTGCTTGTTGGATGGGGTCAGCGCACTGTTATGGGTATCTTCCCTAAAGGCTCAAAGGCTGGTCTAGAGCATGAAGACCTGGGTCTCATCGATGCGTTTGATAGCAACGATGACCGGTTCCGCGCTTATGCTGACCGGTTTGTCTGGAAGAACGGCCTGGTGGTTAAGGATTGGCGTTATGCGGTTCGTATCGCGAACATCGATACCCCTGCACTGGTTGCATTGACCGGCACACAGGCTGTCACAGCAGCCACATCTGTACCTAAGATGATGAGCCGTGCAATCGACCGGCTGCCTTCACTGAACAACGTTAACACCGCGTTCTACGTCAACCGTACTGTGGCGTCTCACCTCCGCATCATCGGGCTCGAGAAGTCATCCAGTGCCGTAGTAGTTCAGGAAGGTCTGAACCAGTTTGGCGATACAATCTTCACTACTCGATTCCTGGGTATTCCGGTTCGCATCGTTGATGCACTGGGTACGTCTGAATCTCGCGTAGTTTAATAGGAGAATCATAATGATCTTAGATGCGCAAAATCAGTTCTCCGACTCGCAGGCGGTAACGACTGACGCAGTTGGTACAAACGTGATCGATCTTTCGCAGGATCGGTCGATTGGTAATGGCGAGCCTATGTGTGTGATGTTCACTGTCATCGTGACGGCTGACCAAACCTCAGGCGATGAGGATTACACCTTTGACGTTGAGTATGCGTCCAACGCTGCTCAGTCTACCGGTCGTCAGTTGATCGGTCGTCGGGTGTTTGAATCAGGAACTCCAACAGCACCGGCGCAAGATGCTGACTTGCTTGTTGCGGGCTTCACGTTCTTCATTCCGATTCCACCCACTAAGCTGTCAGAAAGTGAGCAGTTTCTGGGTATTCGGTATGACACCCTGGGCAACACACCAACCATCACCATGTCAGCACATCTGATGCCGATGAGCATGGTTGATGCCACTAACGACTACGCTGACGGCTTCGACATCACATAAGGAGTGATTTATGAAGGTTCGGGTTAAAGAAGGATGCATTGGGACTTACGGCATTGAACAACGCCGTGAGGGTGATGAGTTTGAGATTGTAGCTAAGACTCATTCTGTGGAAAAAGACAGCGAGGGCAACCCTGTTGTCATTACAGAAGAGGAGCAGTTTAGCCACAGGTGGATGATTCGTCTCGATGAGCCTAAGTCCAAACCTGGGCCGAAAGCCAAAGCTAAACCTGGGCCCAAGCCCAAGGTTAGCCCTGAGCCTGAAGTAGAGAAGGCTACACAAGAGTAATACCAAAGGGGGAGCAATCCCCCTTTTATCTAATTCAGGTGTGACACAATGGCGCTAGATACGTTTGAGAACCTAAAGCTAGAGATCATTGACTGGTCACACCGAGGCGATGTTGATCTGAGGATTGACACGTTTATCCAGCTGGCAGAGTCTGAGATGTACGCTAATCAGATCGAGCCGCTTAAGATCCGCTCAGAAGAAAGCCTAGCCACAGCAACAATGGACTCGACAACCCCTAGTCGTTTCGTCGCCCTTCCTGACGGCTTCCAGTCCATGCGGAAGCTAAGCCTCCAGATCGTCAATGGTGAGAACTTCGAAATTGATTACCGCACACCGAGCCAGCTAAGGATTCTGAGTGCTGCAGGACAGCCCTGTTTCTTTACGGTAACAAGTCAATTGGAGTTTGATAGATTCCCTGATATTAATTACGATCTTGAACTGCAATACATCAGGGAGTTTACGGCGCTATCAACCGCCAACCCTACCAATCAGGTGTTAACTGACCACCCAACCATCTATCTGTTCGGAGCATTGTGGGCGCTCAATAACTGGGCAGAGAACGAGCAGGACGCGGCCCGATACTTCAATCAGTTCATCAGTGCTATACGAGGCGCAAATAAGAAAGCTGATCTCGGCAGATACGGGCCATCCCCTGTGATGACTGTTGACGGACCTACCCCGTAATGGCCTTCCAGACGATACCAATCAACATTGCAGGCCCATCGTATCAGGATCGGTCTAGGCCTCTCTCATCGCAAGAGACACGAAACTGGTACCACGAAGTAGTCCCGAGTGGTAAGAATCAATTCGTTATCAAGTCCTTTCCTGGTCAACCGTGTTCGGATCAGTCGTCGCAGGTGCTGACAGGAATGGCACAAACATGGCCGAGGTCGAGTTTCGTGTGGTGGGCAACACCCTGTACCAGATTGGCTCAGCAGGCACCCACACGTCCAGAGGGACGATACCAGGAGCTGCCAGGTGCATCTTTGCCAATGACGGCGTAAACCTGTTTATCGTTACCGGAACCAGTGTGTTCTGGTATGACGGCTCAACAGTTGTTCAGGTGACCGATCCAGATATCGACGGCTCTAAAGCTGTCACGATCATTAACAACCAGTTTGTCTATACCAAAGATACGCTTTATGTGGTTTCTGACGTAGGCGATGGCTCAAGCGCATCAGGCCTAAACGCGGCAGGAGCAGAGGTATCGCCTGACAACCTAGTAAGGGCTTATACCTTTGATCAAGTGGTTTATCTGCTAGGCGAGCGCACCGTACAGCTTATCTACAACTCTGGTGTCGGATCTCCACCATTCGACAACGTTGAAGGCTCGCTAATCTCAGTCGGGTGCTCTGCTATCCACTCGGTAGTGAACACAAAGGACTTCATCTATTGGCTTGGCTCTGATCGCAGCATTTACAGAGCAAGAGGCGGCGCAGAAGAACGCATATCATCCACTGCTATCGCTAATGCTGTTGAGGGTTACGCTAAGGTAGATGATGCGTTTGCCTATACCTTCGTGTTCCAGGGTAAAGAGTTCTATGCGATAGACTTCCCCGATGCCGGGCAGACTTGGTGCCTCAATGAAGAGCTAGGTACTGACGGGTGGTTTGAGTTGTCAGCAGGAACAGAGGGCGGCGATTACAACATCGCGTCACTGGTTAATGTGTTCGGAAAGAATCTGATCGGTGATAAATCTACCGGTGATTTGTACGAATTAGATATCAATCGGTTTGATAACAATGGGGCTGTCTACCAGAGGCGCAGAGTATTAGCATCGATCAGCGGCGAGAATATCGGCCACCGTGGCAAGCGGGTAGAGATGTCGCGCTTTGAATTGATTATGGAAACAGGCGTTGGCCTTATCACAGGTCAGGGAGAAGACCCCAAGATCATGCTTGAATATTCAATCGATGGCGGAAAGTCCTGGCGTGAGGGTGATTGGCTTCGCATAGGACGGCTGGGAGAGACGGATCTACTGGTCGAATGGTGGCAGATGATGAGCTTCTATGACTTGATGATCCGCATAACCACATCAGACGGCGTTGATTACTCCATCTACTCAGGCGCCATTGATATAAGATTGGCGGGTCGATAATGGCTTTAGTCAATCCGCCACCGCAGTTTCGTCGGCCAAATAAGATAAACTCCGATAAGGAATTGAGGCCTTACTTTGAGAAGCTTGAGTGGCTGCTGTTCCAGCTATGGACAAGGACAGGCGGCGCAGATGATTCCGTAGACGATACGGTCAACTCACAAGTCGATACAGACGGGTTGTTCGGGCTTTTCGGACG